TTTGTCTTTTTCGTATTCAAATACTTGTTCTATATCTGGTGTACCACTAAGTGCAGAGTCTGTTAGTTTGTTATATCCTTTTCTAGCTGCTAATCTGTTATGAACATCAAAGATACAATTATTAGCTTTTAAAGCACAGTCAGGTTCTCGGTTTACTGCTTGTTGTTGAGTAAATAACCCTTTAAAACCGGGAGATGGTACTGTTAATGATGCTAGAGGTTGCGCCATTATACTGGTATCCAACTCATCTCTTCGTGAATAGATGCACCATCCCAAGCAATAGCATTGTGCAATGCGTCACGATAGGCTTTATCAGCTTCTGCAAATAATTGCCCTCCATCTTCTCCCCGTTCTGAAACTGCTTTAGCATATGCCCCAAGTATAACAGGCTCTGCTGGACATGAGAGCACTGTAGCATCTGAAGATAAATCTGCTTGAGGTACTACACAATAAAACTCTATGGTATCTGTAGAGTCAGGTATAGGATGAAATTCTATTTTTAATCTTAATGTAGAGGGATTAAATCCCATCAATTTATAATATGAAGGACTGCCACTTATAGAACTGCCTAAATTAGTTCGTCTTTGAAATTGAATATGATTTAGTGATGGTATAATATGATCTTTTGTAGTATTATGTACCTCTAATATTCGAGTCCTGTGAGTTGTATTAGTTAAATCATACGTGCTGTCAGTAGCCGTAAGTGTTAATGTTACTTCTGTACGCAAAGTTGTCCAGTTCCAAGCATCTTCTACTTCACGCTTAGAGTCATTAACAAATTTACTTATTAGTTTGGAATACGTAGTATCAGTTGTTCCTGTTACTTCGGCTTCCCTTAATCTTATTAGAACGTCGTTGACTAGGTTTAGGTACGTTGCCATCTACTGGTTCCTCTTCTGTAATAATAGGTTCTTCCCATTTGTGCAATCGTTGTTGTATCTTTCCGTTTTTATCTTTGTATAGTATTCGTCTTTGAAAAGTTTGTGTAGGAACAGTAGACTGTGCCCTTTCAAAATCTCCTGCACGAATTGAAATTAATTTTCTCATTGTGATCCTCAAATATTAAAAGTAGATTCTATCTTTTTTGTTGCTATAAACACGCATTCATCAGGTTTAGAGCGACTTACTATAATACGATTTACGTTAGCAAAATGTTCTTTTAATTTATTATTCCACCAATCAATAGATTTGATTGTTCTGTGTGCATTACTTCCGTCTGGTAGTGTATGTAATGCTGGTCTAGTTGATACAACAAATAGTACTTCTTTTTTTAAAAAGTTGTCTATGTCTTTTAGTACGTTATTTACGTATTCTGGTTCTACGTGTTCTAAAACATCTACACAAAAAATTACGTCGTACTCAGCACCTGTTGGTGGTCTTTCTTGAAACTCCGGGTTACACGGATCATATCTAAAAACGTCACTTACATTATTTATTTTTAATTTTCCTTTTCCACAGCCATAATCTAAAGCGTTAGAAGCGCGAGCACTAATATGATTTATTTCTTTTTCGTATCTTGTACCGTCTCCACAACCCCATCTAAGTTCTTTCTGATGCTTCTCTTTGTTTAGCATCAAGTAGTTTTCGCTTAATCTCAACTGGGTCATAATCATTCCGTTTGTTATAGTAAGAAAAAAAATCTGGTTCTAGTACTAGTTCTATTGGTTCGTCAGTAAATTTACTTAGTGCTTGTTCCTTATCTGTAATTAGTTCTAAATGCTTCCAACAAGAACTCCAATCTACTATAAATACTGGAACATCTAATTTAAATTTTTGTGCTAGCCACATTCTAACTGTACCGTATATAACATATGTCTTCTCATTAAAACACCAACAAAGTGGTGGATTTCTAAAACCGTTTTCTTGTATGTCTGTTTCAAATTTTTTATAATATTCAGGGTATACTCTCATAACAGACGTTTCTGGTTTTATTGGTCGAAACTGTCTTTTTCCCGGTACATACACAGTTCGAGATATTTCTGTTGCAGGAATAATACCATACCTAACTTCCGGTATTGTTTTATATCTTTCTATTCCATGAAATCCCATTTAATTAAATGGGGGTACTTTTCAGTACCCCCGTTCACTACTAGAATAAGTCATCGCGTGCTGAAAGTACTACTACTTTATAAGTAGCAGAACCTAGATCAACTGCCCCGCCAGTATTATTAGCAGCTATTATTTCTACTGTATTTGCTGAAGTCACTGTTGCTGTTAAAGTTAAATCTGCCGAATCTATAGAACAAGATACCAAACAGAAATCTCCTAAAGCAGCGCCAGCAACAGTTACAGATTGAGCAACTTCATTGCCATCGTCTATACTAGCCAAATCTGCTGTAACTGAACCGACAAGGACATCATCAAACACGCTTTGAAATTGTCTACGTGCCATAATTATCTCCTAAAAAGGGGGCACCACAAAGATGCCCCACAAGTATTAAGCAGGTACAATAAACACGATACCAGCGTCGTTACGTAACTCGCCAACACCATAAATAGTGTCAACAGTCATTAAGTCAGCTAAGAACTCTTGTTTATACTGCGTTTGACTTCTTACGGCCATCTGTTCAATAAGTACAAAAGCACTTTTATGCAACATAATACCCGCACGATATTTAGTAGTACCGCCAACATCAATGGTGTGACCACAGTTAGTAGAAACATATACGGGCATACCGTACACATCACCAACCAAACCGTTACGAATACCATTAGCACCGCCAGCTTCACCAGTAAACGCTTGCTCAGTAAAACGAGAGATACCCATAAGATTCTTTTTCTCGACGGGAGGAATGACCATATAGCGTTCGCTCATAGGAACATCTACATCGTCAAGAGTTTGAATCATTTTACGAATACCAGCGTCTGCCAAAGCAGCGCCGTTACCATCAGTTGTGTCAACCCATTTTGTAGAGCCGTCACTACCAATAACAGCACCCGCATTGTCTGGATACGACAGATTGCCTCCGGGAGTGTCAACAGAAGACGTGTCTAGTGTTGCGCCTTGAAGACCAGTACCTAGTACGTGTAGATGCCAATCAACCATCTTAGCCAAAGCATAACCGGCGTCGTCTACGTAAAACTTGCGTAAACTAGAAAGTCCCTGCACTTCAGCCATATCTTCAATTAATCGTGAATATTCAAAGTGACGGTCAATACTTACATCAACCACAGCTTCTACATCGTTAATCAAAGTTACTTGTGTTGCATGTGCCTTTGCATTAGCTTTTGTTCCGGCATCCCGTGTTGGTGCTGGAATGTGAACTGTGTCGCCTTTTTTCCCTTTATGGTTCATACGAGAAACAAGTTGCCCCATAACTAAATTAGCTTTGTAAGCAGCAATAACCTCATCAGACCAAAGTTCCGGGATAAAATTAGCGGCTTCAGTTATGCCAATTGCATTGGCTGCACTAAAATTTGCCATGATTTATCTCCTATTATGAGTTAATTCTTAACACGCCCTTCAGCATACGCTTGCATAATTTCTGATTCCATAGACTCATATTTATTTGGATCATTCAATCGTAACTGTATAAGGTCGTGTCGTTTGTATACTTTTCTACCGCCCGTTTGCCCTGTACTACCAGTCTCGGTTGTAGCATCTTTTAGCTTTTGTTCTTGCGTTGCATTAGTAGTAGTTTGTGACACTTTCTGTTGTAAGTCCCAGTTATCTAACAATTCCTTACCAGCATTATAATCTGCTTGGTTAGCTTTTGCGTGTAACTCAAGTCTTATCGGTGATTGCGACACCCACTGATGAAATTCAGAACTGTTTACAGTTTCTTGCCAGTTTGGATGTATCTCATTTAAGCGATTAACTGTTTGTGCCTGTTCTGTATTATCTACTCTACCCACAAGAGGGGCTAATTTCTCTTCCAAGACCCGTGAAATATAGTTTTCAGGATCGTCGTAGAAACTTGGTGCTTCTTTTTCTTCTACAGCAGTGTTTTGTTTCTGAATTGTAGTTTGTAGCAACTGATCTACATGACCTCGTAATTGTCCTAATTCTTGGCCTTGTCTACCATAATCCCTTTCCAAGTTTTGGTAGGAGCTTATAACATCTTCTATGCTTTTTCCTGCAAACTTTTGTGGGACTTCTGCTTTCGATTCATTTAAAGTGTTTTTGTTTTCATCGACTACACTTTCAAATTCCTCAGTCAAATTATCTACTAATCTATCTGCTGTGCTCATAATTTTCCCGCCTTTCGGTTGTGGTTATTGGGCCTTCAAGGATTCTATCTGTAAGGGCGACAGGTTGTCGTAGTCTCCTGAAGGTTCTCTAGCGTGCTCTTTTCTATGTATCCTTTCCCATTTATCCCAAGCTGTTGTGTACGCTGGATCGGTACCGTCTAGCTTGAATCTTACGGGGGTTACAACCCTCTTTGCATAGCCTTCACAAAAATGACAAGGAACATGTTTGTTTCTGTCTTCGTAGGCTATTAATTCTTCAAATTGTTTTTTACATTTTGTACATTCACACTGATAAAGTATCAATGGGCACCTCCTGATGTCTTACTGTATCTTGGTAGACTGCTTCCATCGTATCAGAAAAATTAACGATTTTATTCAGTATATCTACTTGACCTTTAGTAAAATAAAAGCGGTCTTCTCCACCGTTAAATGCGTTATTTTTTAACTCTTCTAATGCATGCTTTTGTTCGTCTATAAATTGTTTCCATCCATTACTGTTAAACAAATCAAAATAATTTTCGTAGTATAGTTCTTCGTCCTTAGTTAAAGGCATAGTTATATGTTACCTTCTGTTGGGGGAATCTCTTGACCTGCACCCATACCTGTATCCATTCCCATTTCTGGTGGCATCATTTCCGGCGCTGGTTGTTCAGGAGCCATTTCCGGTTGGGGTTCAGGTGTTGGTTGTTGTTGCATTTGTTGTATTCGTTTAACTGCTTCTTCTGTTTCAGTCATAGATATTTGTCTTGCACTAATTTCTGCAATAGCGTCCATCACTGATCGTACTTGATTTTTTAAATCTCCTATAGTACCTATACTTTGGTTAGCGTCGTTTTGTAATTGTGCTAGTTTTGCAGAGTACGCTTGCATTTGTATACCAATTTCTTCTGCTTCTGCTTTAGCTACGTTAAGCAAAGTACGACCTTCAGCTTCTATTCTTCCAGATTTAGCTTTTTCTAAGTCTATTTGTTTTTGTGCCATTCCCATACCAAGTTCGTACTTAGTACGCATTTCATTTGTGTCGGCGTGTTTAGTAAGTCGTGCATGAGTTTGTGCTTCTATAAACATTTTATCTTCGAGTTCTTTTTCTTTTAATTCCATCTCTTTCATTTTGAGTTGGTATTCAGGATCAGCTTCTGGTTTTGCTGGTTCTGTAGCCTGTTTTAATTGCTGTTGAATTAATTGTCTTGCTTGTTCTCTATTACTTAAACTAGAGTTTTGATAAATTGAATCAAGTATTAGCCAGTACGCTGCTGATCCTGCTGGGACAGTATTTAACAAACTACTTAATTGCTGTTGTTCAAACTCACGAGCCATAATACCCATGCTAGAGTGTACAACAAATTTTAAATCTCGTACTGGGTATCGTATTGGATCAAAGTCCATATAACGCCACAAAGATTTCTTAACTAGAGGATCTAGAAAATGTCTTTCTATATTACTCATAGTTCTTTTTTGACGTTTAATTGCACCTGCCATCATCATTGACATACCAGATGCTGTGCTGTTTCTTGGGCTAATTCCTACAGGAGTAGCAGAATCCATAGCTCCTGTACCCATTTGAATCATTCTTTCTAGTTCACCTGTTTGTCTATATGTATTTGGGTCAGGTCCGGGAAACTGTATTGGAAATAGACTTTCTCTTGGAGAGCCGTTAGTTATAATAGTCTTGCCGGGATAAACACTCATACCGCTATTTTGTCCTCTGGGT